TGATGTCATTGTTTGAAAGTTTTTGTGTCTAGTCCACTGTTCGGGGGTGTATCCACACAAAGGATTGACATGTATAAAACGTTGACTGCTATACTCTGTAAAAATTGCATCCATTTGACTGACCCAATTGCTGTGTGGAGTGGCTGCACTGTCATGGGTTTTGTAGTATTTTGTATCAGCATACAGATTGTTCAACTGTTTGGTATCACTGATAAGATCCATGCCTACTAAAAAGATGTAAGCATGTCCATTCATTGCTGCTATTGTAGCAGCAACAGGTCCACTGCTCCAACCTGCATTTTTCTGTATTTGTACTGCGTGTTCTGTGTGCAACGCATTGTTTCTTGTGTAAACAGTGTGTCCTTTTTGTTGTAGTTCCAAACTTATTTCTTTGTCAACTGCAACGCACACATCATACGCCATGTCTAGAGCCGCACGATTGCACACATACAAGTGTCCTTTGCTTTTTAAATACACAGGGTCTACTTGTTTGCGTGTTTTGCCGTTGCCTAATACAAATCCAAATTGTTTCATGTCAATAAAAGAGGTTACAGTTTATTATAACTGTAACCCTTAGTTTAGTCAAGTGTCTATTAGCCGTTTGGTATGCTAACACTTACATTTTCTACTGGACTTGATGCTACGATATTTGCTTTATCGCCTACTGCAAACTGCGAGCCTGTGCCTAGAGCACCAACTACAAAATGACGTCCTGTGATCTTACTAGCAAAGTAAGTTCCGCCTGCACTGTCTGTACCAGTGATCTGGCACTGACCTGAAGCAATTGAACCGTGTACTACTGGCACAAGTGTCAATGTTTCTGTTCCACCTGCAGTTGTGCAACGAAAACGTTTTGTACCCTTTTGAATGATAACTGTTGTGTCTTGAGCACTTGCTCCGTCCACAAAGCCTTTCATAATCATCTGATTGCCGCCTAGTCCACTTGCACCAATTGGCAATACTGTGTTTACACTAGCAAGTTTTGATGTTCCGCCTACTGTTTCGGCGCTTTTAATTGGTCTTCCCATTTTGTTTCTCCTTATGCGGGTTCTAGCCCACTACGCGGTTGGTATACCGCATAAATCAGACTTTGCTGATACTGTATTTAACAAAAAACAGGCTCCGAAGAGCCTGTTTCTGTATTCCTATTCTATAAGTTAGACTTATGAGAATGAGATGTTTGACATTGCAACTTCACCAACGTAGTCACCTGCGTTACCTAGTGAACTTGCTGTGTTTGAAAGCTCAACGTAGCCATAACGTGTCATGAATGATACGACTGGCTCGAAAGTTGATGGATCAAGCACTGTGCCACTTGACATTAGCGGAACGTATGGGCAATAGAATGCTGCCGCATCTGTTTCACTTGAGCCTTTGTAGCCAACAAGTACTGCTGTACCGTCTGCTGCATATGAGTCAACGTAAACACGCATTGCGCCGTTTAGTGTACCTACAAACTTAGTGTTAGTTGGAGCTTCGAAAGCACCTTCTGTTGTACGAGCAAATGCACTTGTTGATGCTGACTGAAGTACTGTTAGTGCTTCTGGTGAACATACTGCAAAGTTGCCTGCACCGCGACGTGTGCGCTGTGCAATCTTGTTTGCTGTGCGGTTGATTAGAACTGCAAGTGCTGCATGCTCGTCACCAACGTAAGTTGCTGTACCTGACACTGCTGCCTGGTTGTATGTTTCTTCTGTAGCTGCTAGTGAACGAAGTGAACCTAGGATTTCCTGGTCGATTTCAGCAGTGATCTCTTGTGCAAGAGCTGCCATTACTTCTGCTTCTACATCGATGCCGTGCATTGACTGTGCATCTTGTGCTGCTTCAAAAGTCCAACGTGCTTGTAGCTTACGAGTCTTTGCTTCGACCGGCTGCTTCAAGATTTGGATTGATAGTTGTGAACCACCTGTGCCTTCTTTTGCTGCTGTTGTATCAGCTTTACCTGTTGTGGTTGAACCTGAATACGCTGTTGCAATCTTGAATGGCGATAGTGCTTCGTCACCTGCTGTTGTGCTTGTATCAAACGGTGCACTTGCTGATGAAGATACTGTGTCTGCATAACGAACACGTAGAGTGTGAATCTGTCCAACTGGGCCTTGCATTGGCTGAACACCAACGATTTCGTTAGCGATAACAGTTGGCATAACACGTCTGATCACTGGTAGGATCACACGGTTAAGTGTTGCTACGTTACCTGCAGCTGAAGCACCTGTTGTTGCTGCTTCTTGCAAGTATCTGCGTGTGTTCTCAAGAACTACACCCATGCTGTTGCGGCGATTACCTTCTAGACCTTCAAGAAGGGCGTCTTTGGTATCATCCCAACGGCTTTCTAATAGTACGTCTGACATTATAGTCTCCTCTTTTGTACTTTATTTTGCTAAGCCTGCAAGTTTGCGGATGTCAACGATGTTGCTGTCATCTTCCACCTGGACTGTTTTAGTTTCTTTATTACCTGTTACTTCAGTGCGGCTTTCCTGGATAACTTCTTTTTTGCTTTCCTTGATTTTTGATTTGCCGTCTAGCACTGCTGGTAGGTAACGGTCGAAAGCGTTCTTCAGCTTTGAAGTTTGTACACTTTCAAGTAGGTCAGTCATAATCGCTGCCTTATCTTTGTTGAGTGGTTTCATTAGAGTGTTAAGTGTATCTTTACGCTCAACATTCTCTTGAATAATAGCAATCTCTTGCTCTTTCCTCTCAACTAGTTTTGACTTCTCTTCAAGTGATTCGTTGATTTGTGCAACTTCTTCAGATTGCATTTGCAATGCTGATTCTAGTTCCTTAATCTTTTGATTCTCATTGAGATGACTTGAAGAAAACTCTGTAGCAAAAGTTTCGAATATTTTACGTCCGAAAGTGTTTTCTTTTGCAATCTGAATATCTTCTTTAAGTTGAGTCATTTCACCTTTTAGATAGCCAGTTACTGCTTCGTTTACTGCTTGACTTGTATGCTTGACAAAGTCTGCTTTTAATGTAGCAAACTTATTACGAGCTTCTTTAACCAAACGTACCTTAGTTTCAACAACATCCTGTCGGTCTTTTTGGAACTCACTGATCTCTTCACCAAGTTGCGAAGTAACAAACTGTTCTAGTTTGCCCATTAGCTCTTGTTGAGTAGCTCTTTCAGCGTGAAGTTCTTTAATCTCTTCAGAAAGTGTCTTAACTAGGAAACTGTCGAATGTGCCTGATGCTTCCTGCATCTTAGCAACAAACTTAGCACGGTCTTCAGAGATTGCTTTACGCTCTTCAGCGATCTGCTCTAGCTCTGTAGTTAGACCTTCAGTAACCATACGATCCAAGGCTTCAACCATAGTAGATTTATCATGCTCATAGCGTTGTGCAAACTCCTCACGAAGTTCTGCAGTTACCTCATTGCGGACTTCACCCATTTTCGCATCCCATTCTTCTTGGATTGCGGAACGTGTGTCCTCGTTAACAAGGTCGCTATCTAGTAGTGGTTTGATAGCATCTAGCATTTTGATCTCCTAGATCTTTAAGTCCTTGATAAGACGAACTACTTCGTCCTTCAAGTATTTTTGTACTTTAACATCGCCGTTTGCTTCACGAGCAATGTCAAGTACTCTGTGCCCACCATTCATATTCAATAGTCCTTCGTAAATTGCTACTGGATATGCATTAGGAGCACTCGGCTGTGCAACGATGTCAACCGTTACAATTTCAAAGTTACTAACATTGCCACTGGATTCATTTACTTCTCCACTGCCTCTGCTACTAACTCCTAAGTTTACTCCACCTTTGATCATTGTTTCCACAAGTTTTCCCATAGGTGTTTCAAGAATCTTAAGTTTTCCGTAACCGTTAGGTCCGTCCATCCACATTTCTTGTATCAGATGCGATACTCGATCAAGATTAATTTTGAGATCATCGGGATGGTCAACTTCGCCAAGAACACTTTTTCCTTCTTTAAGTTGTTCATTGACACTTTGAACGGCAGTAGTAATCTCAGAAACGGGGTAAACACGCTGGTTTGCGTTTTTAACCCCGCCCTGGATACAAATGCCCTTCATAAAGAGATCCTTTGAGCCATCAGCTTTTTCTGTTGCTTCCACAACAATACCAGCTTCTAGTGCGGTTAAGTTCTCTCTCAAGTATAACATAGGTTTGTCTCTACGCTTTACTCATTGTAGCGTCACGTGGATCAGCTGCATCAGTTTGTACTGTTGATTTAGGTGTTGCTCCACCTTTTTCTTCACCAGTTGGATCTACTGCTTTGCCGCCCATATCGTTTTTACCAGCAACTGGACCTGCTGATCCGTCGCCTTGTTCGCTAGTTACAGGTGCCGGAGCTTTTTCGGTGTATTCACGAACAACTTCCTCAGTTTCTTCAACTGATTCCATTTCTTCTTCACCTTCTTCTTCACCTTCTTCGTCGCCCATGTCCATGTCCATGTCCATATCCATGTCGCCGTCTTCAGCTTCGTCGTCACCAGCCATTAGCTGTTCAAACTCTGCTTTAAGCTCTTCTAGTGCATCTTCTAGTTCTACAACGCGGTCTTCGATTTCTTCGTCGCCTTCGTCGTCTTCCATTGAAAGACCTTCTTCGTCTGCTTCGATATCATCAATCATATCGTCTGCAGCGTCGCCGCCTAGTTCTGCTTCATCAAAATCTGATTCTTCAATCTCTTCTTCTGACTCTTCTACTGCTTCTTCATCTTCTTCGATTTCAGCAGTTTCTTCAACTTGATCCTCGTCCACTAGTGATTCGTAGATGTCACGTGACTTTTCTACTACAATCTCATGGAACAAGTCTTTTGCGCCCTGCTCATCTTCTGCGATAAACAGTTCGATTAGTTGTTCAAACTTGTTTTCTGACATTATTAACTCCTATAATACTTTGTTCATAAGGCATTTTGTAGTTTTATTTAGTAATAAGGAGTTTTTACTGGATAAATGCGTACTTTTTGAGCCAAAAAGTAGACTAAGGGGAAATGCAGTTATTCTGCTGCAGGTGCAGATGCATACTGGCGTCTAATCTCTTTGATAGACTCTTGGTATTCTGCTGCTTTTAAGTCAGCAAGTTTACGCAGTTTGCTTAACTGTTCTAGTGTAAGACGTGTTTTACGAGTGTCAGTTTTCATAGCAGCACTGCTATCCTGATATTTCGGCTCGTCTTTATCCTCAGCGTGTGCTTCAACAGGTGACGCATTGCCTACTTCTCGTGTAGGAACGTCAGGATTTTTACTAAACATATCAACTTTTGCTGATACTTGTGTAAATGCTGGTGCTTCTAATTCAAATAATAACATGCAATTATTTATCTTATCCTCTTCGTCTAATCCTAACTCTAGGATACATTAATCCACTTGTAGGACGAGTGTTTACGTCTTTGTTGTATGTGTTGAACGCCATGTTACCTGATGTTTGCCTGTGATTCTTCCACAGTGCTATTCTATCAATGTTTGAACCGTCCGTGCTCACTCTTGTGCTTACATCTACGTCTATTGCGTTTGCAGTGTCCGCCATCAATCCTGTAACAGCATTGTTTTGTAAATATGTTCTTGCTTGTGCCTGTGTCAGTGT